CGTATTAATGGCATGTGTTTTCTATGGTATGCCGATACTTGCTGAAAATAATAAACCAAGATTACTTTATCACTTTAAGAATAGGGGGTATAGAGGTTTCTCTATGAATAGACCTGACAGAGATAAAAAGAAGTTATCTAAGACAGAGTTGGAACTTGGAGGGATACCTAACTCATCTGAAGATATAAAACAAGCACACGCATCAGCTATAGAGTCTTACATAGAAAAGTATGTTGGGTTAGATACTGACAGCACTTACAGGGACAGTGACGAAATGGGTTCTATGTACTTCACAAGAACACTACAAGAGTGGGCTAAGTTTGATATAAACAATAGAACGAAGTTTGATGCCGCAATTAGTTCAGGACTAGCTATTATGGCTAACCAAAAGTCAATGTATAAGCCGCTAAAAAAAGAGTCAAAAATAAGCATTAATTTTGCAAGATATAACAACCGCGGTAGATTTAGCGAGATAATAAAATGAATAAACTAGAGGTAACTGTAAATCCATCATCTTTTCCAAGTCAATTTGTTCCAAGTAAAGTTAGGGACTCATTAGAGTTTGGTTTAAGAATAGGTCAAGCTATTCAGTATGAGTGGTTTAGAAAAGACAACGGTAGCTGTAGGTTTTATAATCAGTGGGATGCTTTTCATAGGTTAAGGCTTTACGCTAGAGCTGAGCAGTCTGTATCCAAATATAAGAGTGAGTTAGCTGTTGACGGCGACCTTTCTTTTTTAAATTTAGATTGGACTCCAGTCCCTATTATTCCTAAATTTATAGACATAGTTGTTAATGGCATGTCTAACAGAATGTTTTCTGTTAAGGCTTATGCACAGGACTCTATGTCTGCTGAAAAGCGTAATGCTTATCAAGATAATTTAGAGGCTGATATGGTTTCTAAAGACTTAATGATTCAGATAGAGAATGACTTCGGAATAGATCCATTTAATTCACCTCAAGACGAAATACCAGCGAATGACGAGGAATTGTCGTTACACATGCAGCTTAATTATAAGTCGTCAATAGAGTTAGCTGAGGAGGCTGTTATAAACACTACGTTTGCTACTAACAAGTATGAGGATATTAAGTCTCGTGTTGATTACGATATAACAACGCTAGGAGTTGGTATTGCTAAGCATGAGTTTTTAAAGGGCGATGGAATAAAGATAAATTATGTAGACCCAGCCAATGTTGTTTACAGTTATACTGAAGACCCTAATTTTAAGGATTGCTTTTATTGGGGTGAAGTGAAAACAGTTAATATTGGTGAATTACTCAAAATAGACCCTACACTTAGTAGTGACGACCTTGAGGAAATAGGTAAATACAGTCAAGACTGGACTAGTTATTACGGTAATAATCAGTCATATAATAATAGCATATTTAGTCAAGATACCACTACGTTACTTTACTTTAATTATAAGACAACTAAAAAGTTTGTTTATAAGAAAAAAATAAACGAGGATGGTTCTGAGAAGGTTATAGAGAAGGATGATGAGTTTGATCCTCCTTCAGAAATGATGGAAGATAGAAACTTCACTAAGGTAGAGAAGGTTATCGACGTATGGTACGAAGGCGTTATGGTTATGGGTACTAATATCGTATTGAAGTGGGGTATGTCTGAAAACATGGCTAGACCTAAATCAGCTTCTCAATACGCTATACCTAACTATGTTGCGTGTGCGCCTAGGATGTATAAGGGAAATATAGAGTCGTTATTAAGACGTATGATACCTTTTGCTGACTTAATACAGGTTACACACTTGAAGTTGCAGCAGGTTATATCTAAAGTAGTTCCTGATGGTGTATTTATTGATGCGGATGGTCTTAACGAGGTTGACCTTGGTAATGGATCGGCTTATACTCCAGAGGATGCGCTTAGGTTGTACTTCCAAACGGGTAGTGTTATAGGTCGTAGTTTCACTCAAGATGGTGAGTTTAATAACGCTAGGATTCCTATACAGGAGCTTTCTAAAAACTCTGGTCAAGCTAAAATTGCTAGTTTAATTGGAAGTTACAACCACTACTTAAACATGTTAAGGGATGTAACTGGATTAAATGAAGCTAGGGATGGTTCAACTCCAGATCCGAACGCTTTAGTTGGATTACAGAAATTAGCTGCGTTGAATAGTAACACGGCAACTAGACATATACTAGAAGCTGGAATAGATATCACTAGAGACTTAGCTGAAGCTGTTTCTTGTAGGGTTTCTGATGCATTAGAGTATAGCGAGTTTAAGGACGAGTTTGTTATGCAGGTTGGAAAGTATAACGTAGAGTTGATTGACAACATCAAGGACTTACACATATATGACTTTGGTATCTTTATAGAGGTTTCACCAGACGAGGAAGAGAAGCAGCAATTAGAACAGAACATACAGGTGGCTTTGTCTAGAGACGCTATCGACTTGGAAGACGCTATAGACATTAGAGAAATTAAGAATGTTAAGTTAGCCAATCAGTTATTAAAGGTTAAGCGTAAGAATAAGGAGAAGAAGCAACAACAGAACCAAGCCATGAGTCAGCAGATGCAGGCTCAAATAAATCAGCAGTCACAACAAATGGCTGCTCAAATAGCGGCTCAAAAAATACAGATGGAGGCTCAAAGCAAGATGCAGATTGCTCAAGCGTCAGCAGGCTTTGATATTGAGAGAATGAGGGGTGAGGCTGAGATTAAGTCTCAATTAATGCAGCTGGAGTTTCAACTACAAATGAGATTAAAGGGTGTAGATGCCAATGCTTTATTAGACAAGGAACTCGTCAAGGAGGATCGAAAGGATAATAGAACGAAGCTACAGGCTAGTCAACAATCTAAATTAATAGAACAGCGTAAAAATAATCTACCACCAATAACGTTTGAGTCTAACGAAGACACATTGGATGGTTTTGATTTAGCTGAATTTGAACCAAGATAAAATTTAATTAAATGAAAGTAAGAGAGGTAGGTATTGAGGAAGAAAAATCAGTACAAGAAATTGAACAGGCTTTGCTTGATAAACACGAGGAGTCTTTAAGGGATGAACCGAAAGTACAAGTTGAAGAGCAGGTTGTAGATGAAGCACCGAAATTAGGTGATGAAGATATTTTGTCGTACATAAAAAAACGATACAATAAAGACATAACATCTGTTGATGATTTGTTTAGACAGAAAGAAAGTAACGAGGAACTTCCAGAGGATGTTTCTGCTTTCTTAAAATATAAAAAAGAAACTGGTAGAGGGATAGGCGACTTTGTTAAGTTGAATGAAGACTACGATAGTAAGAATGAAGATGAGTTGATAGCTAACTACTATGCGGCTACTGAAGCAGAATTAGATTCCGAAGATATTAATTACTTATTAAGTGATAAATTTTCTTACGACGAAGAATTGGATGAGGATTCAGAGATAAAGCAGAAAAAAATAGCTAAAAAGAAAGAACTTGCTAAAGCTAAAAAGTATTTCAATGAATTAAAAGAAACATATAAGATACCTATCGAGTCGAAAGGTGGTCTTGTTTCTGATGATGAAAAGGAGAGCTATAATGCTTACAAGGATTATATAAAACAATCGCAAGATATTCAAGAGCAGAACGCTAAAAAGTATGAGTATTTTCACAAAAAAACAGAAGACATTTTCAATGATGAGTTCAAAGGTTTTGAGTTCAATGTCAATGGAAGTAAGATACTGTTTAGCCCTGGAGATGCGTCAGAAATAAAAGGTGTTCAGTCCGACATTAATAATTTCATTTCTAAGTACTTGGATAATGACGGTCTGATAAGTGATGCGAAGGGATATCATCGGGCATTGAGTGCTGCTCTTAACCCAGACAAGTTAGCCAACCACTTCTACGAGAAGGGTAAGGCTGACGCGGTAAATAATGTTACGAGGCAGTCTAAAAACATCAACATGGATGTTAATTCTGCTCCACAACAATCTACCAGTAGTGGGTTTAAGGTTAGGGCTTTAAATACCGATAGCGGAAATGGCTTAAAAATTAAAAGTAAAAACAAAAACTAAAAATTATGGCATTAGATACAACGCCTGGATTTGACTTAACGCCAAGTCCAAAGAAGCAAGCATTAGCTAGCAATTACATTACTGACTTCAACTTCTTGAATCAGTACTTACCTGACACTTACGAAAAAGAATTCGAGCGTTACGGTAACCGATCAGTAGCATCGTTCTTAAGAATGGTAGGCGCTGAAATGCCTTCTAACTCTGACCTTATCAAATGGGCTGAGCAAGGAAGGTTACACATTAAATACGTTAACTGTTCTACAGATGCTGCTGCTGCTGCTGATACAGCTACAATTAGTGTAGATGACGCTGCTGTAACGACTATCGGTGTTAAGATTGGTCAAACAGTACACATCTCTAATAACGCCGAAGGTACTGAGTACAATAAGGCTATTATTACTGATGTAGACTATACGGCAGGTACGTTTGAAGTGGCTTACTATGAAGAAGGTGGTCAAACATTTGCAACTGGTAGTTCACCTGTATTGTCTGTATTTGTTTACGGTTCTGAATTCGGTAAGGGAACTGAAGGTGTAGTTGAGTCTGTTGAGGCTGAAGATAACATCTTTGAGAACTCTCCTATTATCATCAAAGAGAAATACGCTGTAAGCGGTTCTGACATGGCTCAAATCGGATGGATTGAGGTTGAAGGTGATAATGGACCAGGATACTTATGGTTCTTAAAATCAGAGCATGAAACACGTTTACGTTTCGAGGACTACTTAGAGACTGCAATGATTGAGGCTGTACCAGCTGAAACAGGTTCTGGAGCAATAGGTTCTGCTAAAGGTTCTGAAGGTTTATTCTACGTTGTAGAGGACAGAGGTAATGTTTGGTCTGGTGGAAACCCAACTACATTAGCCGAGTTTGATACAATCGTTCAACGATTAGACAAGCAGG